GTGTATTTTTATATGATGACTGCTGTTCTTAACAGCATGCTTGTCAGCTATGTGATTGGCACTACGCCAGCACTGGCACATTTCTTCCTAACTGGAATCATGCATTGGGTTGTGATTTTTGCACCACTGGTTGCGATCTTCTTCATTACTCCGGCACTTGCAGCTAACCCGCCGCGGGCTGTAGCAGTAAGTATCTTGCATGGCTTTGCAGCACTTATGGGTCTAAGTCTTAGCGTTATCTTTGTTGCTTACGCAATGACCAGCATCTTTACAGCATTCATGGGTGCTGCGGTGTTGTTTGGTGTTATGAGCTTCTACGGGTACTTTACCAAGAAGGACCTTAGTGGCATGGGTAGCTTGCTGTTTGTTGGATTGATTGCGATTATTATTGCATCTATTATCAACATGTTCATTGGTAGCAGCGTAATGCAGATGGTTATTAGTGCTATTGCAATTCTAATCTTCCTGGGCTTTACTGCGTACGATACTCAGCAAATTCGTGAATCACTTAGTGTAGATAACGAAGATAGTGCTGCTATTGAAGTAATTGGTGCTATTAGTTTGTACTTGGACTTTATCAACTTGTTTGTTAACTTGCTCCAACTCATTGGTGTTGCACCAGGCAATGACGACTAATTATGCTAAAGCACAACGACCCTAACCCGTTGAGTGTGCATCAAATGCGGAGGGTAGATCACTTACCCCCGCATTTCACTCCTGTGTTGTTCAGTTTAGCTACCCAAGAAAAGTCTGTTGTAGACTGGATTTGGGAAAACCTAGAAGGGCGGTTCTTCTTTGGTGATTACTATACTGAAACCGAAAGCGGTTCTTTAGATACACAAAAAGCCGCAGCATTCGAAAGTGCAGGCGAGGCTAGTATGTTTGCACTCATCCTAGACACTATTAACCGTTACGATTACGTTATATCGTAAAAAAATATTTGAGGGGTTTCTGCCTGTCGTAAATAACTATAGTTATTTCATAGGACAACATGGAAACCACTCAAACAACTCAAACCCCACAGCAACCAGAACAGCCAAGTTTGCAAATCGCAGACTTGGTTCTCGTTCTGAAGTTAATTCAAGCCACTGCTCAACGCGGTGCAATTCGTGCAGAAGAAATGGCCGACATTGGTACATTGCACAATAAACTATTCCAATTTCTAAGTGCAGTAGGTGCAATCCAGCCTGCACCAGAAGCACCATCAAATGAGGAGAACCAAAATGGTTAAGCACGTTGGCAAACACAACGACAAAAAAGTCGTTATTTTATTCCGCGAAGTTCCAGGCGAAGAACATATGTGTCTAGTTGCTTACAGCGACTTGCTACCACGATTGTTGCATGACGATCTAATGAGAGCAGTTGAAAGCGATAGCGGACAACAAGCCCAAGATATTAGCGAAGTTTTAAACCGCACATATATGAAGGACGGGTCGATTATTTTACAAAGTCTACACCGTCAGGGTTTTATTAAAAAGGCCCCAACTAACCAAGTATTAGTTACCCCAAATAACAAATCAAGTGTTCGCTTAGATGAATTAAACAGCATTCTAAACGAAATGAAAAAAGGCGACGAAGCAGTTAAGCGTTTAGCAGAAATTGATGCTAGTCGCGGGATGACTGGCAAGCGTCGACAAGCTGAGCCTCGTGAAGTTGGTGTTTCGCCAAACAGCCGTAGCATTCCAGCTGAAGGTAACGTAAGTGCTGAACAGTATTTAGGAGAAGTGCTAACTGACGAAGATCTAGCAAAGCAGCGTCTAACACAAGCTGCTGACATGAAACGTCAAGCAGAAGCAATGTTAGCAGAAGCCGCTCGTCTAGAAGGCGAAGCACAAAACTTAATTCCTACTACTACAAATGGCACAACAAGAACCAAAAAAGCCAAAGCGACCAAAAAGCAAGCGGCTTAATGTAAATAGTAAGAAACAGTGGGAGTCGATATTGAGAGATATCGACAAACCAGATGTCCCAATCGAAATGATGGAACGTGTGGTTGTCAGCTTAACCGATGGCACTGCTGTTATTATCGATATTAAAGCAATGCTAGCCGAGGGCGCTGATCCAGACTTCTTAAAAACACATTTAGATGAGCGCCTCGACTCTCTGGATCACATTATCGAGGATGTTGACTTCTACGTTAACGTCGACGAAGTACGTAAAACCGTACAACCACTAACAGACCATATATTAAAAAATCTATGATAAACGCCTTATTCGCCGTTGACAAGAACGGCGGAATGGGGTTTAATGGCACCATGCCATGGCCTCACAATTCCGCGGATCTTAAAAACTTTAAACAGCTAACTGACGGACATGTTGTTGTAATGGGTCGAAAGACTTGGGACGATAAAAACATGCCTAAGCCCCTTAAAGGCCGTACTACATACGTTGCCACTAGCAAAACATTTTTGCCGCATACAAGCGTAATTAGCGGGAATATGAAGGAAGAGATTCTTGCTCTAGAAAAGAAGCATCCGGGCAAAACAATTTGGGTCATTGGTGGACCAGAATTATTGGCACAATGTGATGGTATATTTGATCGTTTATACTTGACTCATTACAAGGGATCGTTTAAAATAGATACTAGGATAAACTTAAAAACGTTCTTATCCGGTTGGAGTCAGAAGTCCGCAACGGCAGACCCGACAACTAATTTCACAACGGTAATTTATGAAGGCTTATTTAAACGCTTTAAGTGAAGTCCTTGAAAAAGGGACAGTAAAAGAAGACCGCACCGGCACCGGCACAATCAGCTACTTTGGAATGCAACAGCGTTACGATCTCAGTGAGAACTTTCCAGCTGTAACTACAAAGAAATTAGCTTGGAAAAGTGTAGTCTCTGAGTTGCTGTGGTTCATTGAAGGTTCAGGAGACGAAAAGCGGCTGCGAGAGATTTTATATGGTAGCGCCGAGTCGGAAAAGACAACTATCTGGACTGCCAATGCCACAGCACCTTACTGGCAACCTAAGGCTAAGTTCGAAGGAGACTTGGGTAGAGTTTATGGCGTACAGTGGAGACACTGGCGTCAATACAAAGAGCAAAAGGAAATGGGCCCTGCACATTTAGGTGGTACGCGAGTTGCAGCAGACCGCCACGAAGTCGATCAATTACTAAACCTTATCGATGGTATTAAACGGGACCCACACGGACGACGACATATATTATCTGCTTGGAACCCGTCTGATTTAGACCAGATGGCGCTCCCACCGTGTCATACCTTTGCACAGTTCTATGTATCAGACGGTAAACTGAGTTGTCAAATGTATCAACGCTCCTGCGATATGTTTTTGGGAATCCCATTTAATATCGCATCGTATTCACTGCTCACGCACATGATCGCTCAAGTGTGTGATTTACAAGTCGGCGAGTTCGTTCACGTACTAGGGGATGCTCATATATATTTGAACCATGTAGAGCAGGTAAAAGAGCAACTGTCACGTGAACCATTACCTGCTCCAACTCTTTGGTTAAACCCAGACATTCGAGACATTACTAAGTTTACAATGGACGACATTAAATTGGTTGATTATCAACACCTTGCAACTATTAAAGCGGAAATGGCAGTATGAGATTTATCGTAACAGGCGGAGCAGGCTTTGTTGGGCACAATGTAGTACGTCAACTTCAAGCTCTAGGACATGAATGTATTGTTCTTGATAGTGTCACAGACTACGGCTTTGTAAACAAAGAAGAACTAGAGTACTTGTACAAAGAACGCACCGCACGTATGCGAGCAGGTGTGCATCACATTGACCTACGTAATTTTACAGCCGTGGATAGCTTCTTTAAGAACTTTGCAGTTAATTGTGATACGGTCATCCATCTTGCTAGCTTTCCACGCCAAAAAGTTGTTAGCCAGAGCCCATTGCTAGCAAGCGAAGTGATGAGCACTGCTTTAGTCAATTTGCTAGAGGTTACAAAGAGTTACAAAATTCCAAAGTTTGTTTATATTAGCTCTAGTATGGTGTACGGCGACTTTGAAGATCAAGTCACAGAAGACTATAACTGTAAGCCACAGGGGCAATACGGTATTATGAAACTAATGGGAGAACAACTTGTTAAAGATTATACTCGTCGCGGTTGTTTTGATAATGTTATTATTCGTCCCTCTGCTGTCTATGGCGAGTACGATGTCGAAGATCGTGTGGTTAGTAAATTCATGCTTTCTGCTATGCGTGGTGAAACTCTCAAAGTCAATGGAGCAAATGAAACTCTAGACTTTACATACGTTGAGGATGCAGCAGCAGGTATTGTTGGTGCTGCACTAAGCGAAAATGCTTTAAATAAGACCTACAATATTACCAAGAGTCACAGCACTACACTACTTGAAGCCGCAAGTATTGCTATCAAGATTGCTAAGAAAGGTAGCGTAGAAGTACGTGGCAAAGATGCAGACTTTCCGTCACGTGGTGCGTTGAATATCGATGCCGCACGTAGAGACTTTGGGTTCGATCCTAAAGTGGATGTTGAAGAAGGTTTCCAACGCTACCACGATTGGTTTAAAGCGAGCCCATTTTGGCAGACAAGAATCTAATTCCGTTTTTTGGTATTGCACGTCAGTACCAAAATCTTCGCGAAGAACTGCTAGATGTTACTGATAAAGTATACAGTAGTGGAAAAGTATTAGACGGGCATAACACCCTTCAATTTGAACAAGCAATAGCAAGCCGCTGTCACAGGAAGTTTGCTATTAGCGTAAACTCATGCACACAAGGGCTCATATTTGCCCTACAGTGCTTGAGAAACCCGGGTAGGGTAGTCATACCTACCATTAGCTTTGCGGCAACGCTAAACAGCGTTTTAATGACGCAAAACATTCCCGAATTTGTAGACGTTGATCACACGGGACTCATGGATTTAAAAAATGCAAACTTTAGTTTACGTGGTAGAAATATTGCTGCTATTATGTATCCTAACCTGTTTGGTAATACTATCGATTACGACCAGTTCCGCGTACTTACAGAGTTTGTAGGCGAATCTCCGTTTATCATTGAAGATGCTGCACAGAGTTTTGGGGCATCGTACAAAGGAATCCCCAGTGGCAAAATGGGTAATGTAAGCGTACTCAGTTTTGACCCAACCAAAAACCTTCCCAACTACGGGTCCGGCGGAATGATCTTAACTGACGACATTGATGTAGCTGAGTCATTAGTTAACCTACGCGACAACGGTAAGGCCTCGCACCATGGCATGCCAGGTACTAATAGCAAAATGAGCGAAAGCGATTGTGCTCAAATGCTTGTGAAGCTAAATCACTTTGACAAATGGCAAGCTCGTCGTGCTGTTATTGCAAAGTTTTATACAGAGCGATTATGTTCATATATTGATGTTCAAGGACCCAATGATGGAGTAGAACATGCATGGCATAAATTTGTTTTACGCATTCCTAATCAACGATCTAAGTTAATGCATCACCTTTCACTAAAAGGCATTGAAACAAAGATCCATTATGCAGCGCCCTTAGATACTTTATTAGTTGGCGCACAGTATGCACATGATGGCGTGGGCTACGCCGGCGCACAGTTCAGTAAGGAAACATTAAGCATTCCTATCTATCCTGAACTTGCTGATAGCGAAGTAGAATATATCGTTGAAGCGATTAGGGAATTCTACTGTTAATCTGTAGATTATCTAGGTATTGATCAAGATCGCCTGCATGTAGTTGCAGCATGACAGCATCTTGGTCGCCTAACACACAAATAAACTCATTGGTTAAGTAATAGGGCTCTTGAAATAGTCTTTCAAGTTGTAGTAGGTGTTTGAGTTTAATTGGCTCCGCTAACTTAATTTTGTGCGATGTTAGCTTCAGCTTGGTTGTAAAGTATTTGTGACCAAATACCGTTAACCTTAGGCTGTTTGGGTTTGTAGGGTTGCGCCACCATTGCGGTAGCATGGGATCAAGAAGAGTCGGGTCACCTACGCCCGACTCGATTAGTACGCGATGTTGATATTCGCGTTGGCGATTATGGGTAGATTTGGTCACCTTGTTTTAACAAGACCACAGTGAATTTGTCTGTCTTGAATAAAGTGTTTAGCTTCTTTGCTAGGTTAATTGCATGACCTGGATTAGAGAAACTTGTTTTTGCATACTTGGGACCAGGATACGCTACCAAAGTGTTAAACTTTTTCAAATTGATAGGAGTATTGTCGTAGTGAACTGCCCAAATACCTTCGCTAGATAATACTTGATCGCTTTTGTAATTTGTTTTGTTTACGTGTTCTAACAACACTGTTGGTTTTGGTCTTGACATTTCAATATCCTCGATACAATTATTTATCAGCAAAAACTGCGTAGTTTATTTAAAACCACCACCATCTACACTAATTTGGATAACATCGTCTTTTGGTGCGCCGCCTTGTGATGCTAGTTCTGCAATGTTTGCTAGTAATGCATAAATGTCTGTGTGTAGACTCTTTGCTTCCTGGGCAGACAAAACCAGCTGTTTGCCGTTTGTTTGATTCATAGCTTTAACTCTATCGTTAAAGGTACGAATTGCTAAAGATAGTTGTTCCATTATTTTAACTCTTTGTACTTTTCGATTTGCTCTGCACTTGTTTTAAAAGGGCCAAAGAACTCATAACGATTTAAAGTGATGTTCTTAGGGCAGAACTCTTTAATCCATGTGTTGTTGAACTTAATTACATAATAACCTGCACAGTAAAAGCTCTTGCTCTTGGGTTCTTTACTGTAGATCGGTAGCTTACGCTGCACATCCCACACTTGATTGTAGGGCTTACCTGAGCAACTAAATCCATAGCAATCATGTGTTGGCTTTGTTTTAGCAGGCTTAGTATTGTCAAACTGGATGTTATACTTTTTACTCAACATCTTAATAGTGGCAAAACGTTCACGCTCATTGTCGTGAACATATGCGTATCCGCCACCTTCTTCGATTGCTTGAATTGTTGCCACTGGACTGCCGTCTTCTTCTACAATCCAGTATTTGTTTTTAACGACGGGTTTTGCTAGCAGGTTCATTTGCGCCTTTCTTAAGGTAGTGCATGGTTAGAATTTGGCCAAGCTCTACACCTAGATCTTTCTCTGAATCGACTACATATAAGTCACCGCGGCCGCCGCGGTCAGCAGGATCAACATTAATAATTGTTCCGCCATTTGCTGGTGTAATTTTAATAGTTACAGTACTCACGTTTTCTCCAATGTCATACTCGTCAAAGTAATTTTCATCAACTTGGTTGTAGGATGCGTTAATAGTTTTTAACAGACCGTTTAGGTCAATGGTTTGTTGCGGGGTTTGGATTGCCATATTATCCCTTTAAGATTTCTAATGCAACAATTTGTCCAATGCGTTCCGAGATGTTTTCGTTTTCGGGAATAATGTGAGTTGAATTATTGCTGCGGTCGTTCTTGCGATCGTAACGATAAATTTGTAGAACAACGCCACCTGCTCCAACTAGCACATTGAATCGTAAACTGTTATCCATATCAATACCGTCATTTGACGAAATTGATGCTTTGCTGATTGCTACACCATAATTCCTAGGTTCATCAGGGCTGTTTAGGAACTCGGTTAATTTACGCTTTAGCCATTTTTTCATTTGTTTTCCTCTTGTGTTAAAGCCACAAGTACTTTTAGTTTATTGTGTGCTTCGTTGACTGCGTTTAATGCATCTGCTACAGCAGGATGCTTCTTAGCCAATTCTTGCAACTCTGCTTCTTCGGCCATTTTTATTTGTGCCCAATTAATTGCAGACATTGCTGCACCATTTAGCTCAACTGTTGGCAGTTGAGAACCAATATTTAACCAACTACTGCCGTCAAATACTTGCATACTTGAACCATTGACCCGTAGCATGCCTTGCATTGGGTTACTGGAGTTGGAATTAATGTATGGTAGTGCTCCGCCATAAGCTCCAGACACTGTAATGCCCTGACCAGGAATTATACCACTTATCATTATGCAACTACCGCGTAAACGATGCCCAAGTATGTGAGCTGATGTACCATTTGGTCAAGGCCTAGATGATTCCAGAACAACGGATTTTGAATATCTCGATTACCATAGTTCATTTTAACCCAATCTGTATGATAGTGAATCACAAAATCTGTAAATGCTAAAACCATGGCATATCCAATGTACGGAAAGCCTGTAACTGCAAGGATACACATTAGGGTACCAAAGCCATGTTTAGCACTGTGCATGATACCTAGCTCGTCGCCGTAAATGCCTTTGCTACGAACTTCTTCCATTGTTTGGTTAACAAAATCAATGTACCAGTGCTTGATTTGCAATAGTACAAGAATGAAGAATGCTGCGGTAATAAGTGTCATAGTCCAAACCTTTCATTGATTGATTTACGTGCTGCTTCCAGAGAAGCTTCGTGCTGGCTCAAGTCAAACGTAGTGTAAACATGGCCTCTGTTAGCTTTACTAACAGCCTCAACACATTCTTTTACAACTAGTTTCACTAACTGTTGATGCAAGTGTGGATTTACACTAGGGTAGTGTGAGCCACCTACCTCAAGGGTCAATTGGGTTACTTTGTCGTTGAAGTTCATCAAGTTTTCTTTCGTTTAGTGCATGTGTTAGAACCAGTTCAATGAACTGATTAAGTGTAATATCTCGCTTGTGTGCTTCAAGCATTAACTCAAACATTAGATCATTCTCTAATATGAGTTCCATGTCTACTTTGTTATCACTCATAATCTAAAGGTAATTGTAGAGATTGTGTTTTTGGTACAGAACTGTACTCTGCTGACAAAAATGCCACATACTGATGTGCATGTTCGCTTAACTTCTTAAGCTCGTACTTGCCGCAGAACTTCAAAAATCGTGTACCAATTTGGGAGACTGATTTTGTTACGCTACCAGCAGCAATAGTATCAGCAATCCAAACCTTAACATGATCTGGTTGTGCAGTTAAGTCCACTAGCCTTACGTTACGCTCATAGTCGTCTAGGACGCGATGCTCTTCGCCATTATGATCTGTCCAACGCTGAAGCATTAGGTTATTCCAAGCAAAGCCCTTAGACGTTTTGTCGGCGAAGGCTTCCTCGAGTCCAACCTTATTCTTCGTGCCCTTCTTACGGACGCCTGGGTAGGCCGAGAAGATGTTATCGCTAGCGTCTCCCCTAATGCACTTTTCGAATAAGATCCACTTTGGGTCCGGAATTGTTTTGGGTTCCTTAGTTTTCGAATCAAGGACTGGGGCACCCTTTTTGTCAAAGATCCCTTCAATGGTGTGGAGCTCATCTGCGATTCCGTTATATTGTTTTACGTTTGTTGAAAGTAATTGGTGAAAGTCACTGTCGCTCGAAACGATTACGTGGCTATCTCCAGGGTGTGCTTGAATCCATCCTGCCACCAAGTCATCCGCTTCGAGGTTTTCGTGCCGGAGAACAGTACAATTGGTGCCTTCTGTGATGTATGTTTTAAGAGCGTCAAATGCTTCCCAAAAGAGTGCGTCTTCTTCTTGCTCTTGTTCAGTAAGTGCTGCTCTTGCGACTGCACGGTTTTTCTTGTACGGCTCATAATAATCCTTGCGCCAGCTACGGCCTTCTAAGCAAAACACAACGTGATCTGCTTGTTGTTCTCTAAACGCTTTTGCAACACTGCCCAAAGTAACATGAATTGCGAAGCCAAGTTTATCCCATGTGTCAGACTGGCGGTGTGCAGCATGTCTAGCACGAAAGAATGTATTTGCGGTATCTACGATAAGGTATTTCAT